GGCCATGCGTCTGCTCCTATTGGGCCGAGTTTATTTTCCCGGCCGTAATCGACTGCTGCGAATTCAGCTGCCCCACCACCATATTCTGCCTGCTGTTTTGCAGGAATATTAACAGGGACTGCAGCGAGTTGGGGATCCGGCGCGCGCTCTGATCGAACATCACACCGGACAAAGTAAATGCCAGCTCGGCCAGGCCAGCCAGTTCACCGGTAGCGCGCAGCGTGCCGTCGGCGGATATCGTGAGCTGCGCCGTGCCCTGAATGGTGGTCATGGCCTGCAGGGTGCCGTCGGCGTCGAATGCCATATCGGCGGAGCCGGCGAGCGTACCGATACCGACCACGTCGCCCGCGTTCCGAGGATATTGGCCGTGGCGATTATCGTGGCGTCGGGCGTGAGGGTCATCGTCAGGCTGCCGGCCAACGCGCCGGTCGCCAGCAGGGCCCCGGCGGCATCCAGCGTCAACGGGACGGCCCCGGCCAGCCCTCCAACGGCCCGGGCAGTGCCCGCCGGGTCGATAGCAAGGTCCAGGCCACCGGTCAGTTGCCCGAGCCCCGCCAAGGTCCCGGCGGGCGTCAACACGAGCCCGGCGCTACCGGCAATGGCGGCCAAGGCCGACAGATCGCCCGCCAGCGTAAACGTGAGGCTCGCTGTGCCGAGCAAACCACCGGTGGCTACCAGCGTGCCGGCCGGCGTGATCGTCATGGTAGCGGCGCCTGCGAGCGCCCCTAAGCCGGCCATTGTCCCCGTGGCCGTAATGACCAGCGGGACCGTGCCCGAAAGCGCGCCAGAGGGCGCGTCCTTGGCGTCACCGGCAAGGGTGAAGACCAGCGCCGCCGTGCCCACCAGATCGCCTCGACCGACCAGCGTAGCCGCGGGCGTGAGGAGGAGCGCGACGGAGCCGGCCAATTCGCCCTGCGCGCCAAGGGTGCCTGCCGGTGTTAGTACGAGGGCGCTGCTGCCGAGCAGGGCCCCGATAGCCTGTAGCGTGGCGGCCGGCGTCAATACCAGGGCCGCCGATCCAGCCAGTGCCCCGGTCGCCGCGATGGCGCCCGCGGGCGTGATGGCCATAGCGACAGCGCCGGCGATCTGCGTCCGCCCGGCGAGATCCCCGGCTGCCGTCAGGGCCAGATCCGTGGTGCCGGCCAACGCACCCGTCGCCTGTATCGCGCCTGCCGGCGTGATGACCAGGGCCACCGATCCGGCGAGCTGGCCCTCGGCCTGCAGGGCCCCGGCCGGTGTCAGGACCAGAGCGCTGGATCCGAGCAGCCGGCCGAGCGCCTGTATCGCTGCCGCCGGCGTAATTACCAGATCCGCGGAGCCCGAGATCATGGAGGCGCCGACGGCCGTGCCGGCCATGTCCAGGACGAGATCGGTGGACCCGAGCAGCTCCCCAAGCGCCTGCAGGGCCGCCGCGTTCGTAATCGCCAGCGCCGCGCTACCGGCAAGCTCGCCATCGGCCTGAATGCTGGCCGCCGGCGTCAGGGTCATATCAGCCGAGCCGGCCATGTTGCCTGCGGGCGATTCGAAATCGATGACCTGCAGCGTCCGCTCGCGCCCGGTATCCGTCTCGGGCGAGCCCTCCCGGATCTGCCATTGCAGGGCGAAGGCGGTGGTGCCGACCTCCCCGGTAACGGCAAGGGGCAGCAGGCAGTGCGAGCTGCGCTGCTCGACCACGTCGTCCGTTTCTACCGACTGCTCGTTGCCGTCCTGCGTACCGCCAACGGTCAGGAACAGGTCGGCGGTCTCGTTGTCGCCGGGCAGCGGCGTGAAATTCGCCATTACCAGGACGACGCTGTCCACGGAGTCAATCGAGGGGCTGCCCGTCATAGCGTCCATGTCGGCGTAGGTCCCCGGGGCCGCTTCCGAGGTGAGGGATTCGACGTCCACAAGCAGGGAGGCGTTGGCCGTGACCTCGATAACCTGAAAGCTCCGCACGCGTCCGGTATCCATTGCGGGGCCGCCGTCCGTGTCGATCCACTGGATCGAAAGGGTATGCAGGGCAGCCGAAACGCCGGTCACCGCCCACGCCATTGCCACGCCGGTCGTCTCGTCTACCGCGTCCTCGGCGTGCGCCGCCCGGGGGCCGTCCCGGGTGCCGTCGATAGCAAACCGATGGTCGCCTACCTCGTCGTCGCCGATAGCCTCGATCTGGCTGCCGTGCGTGAACAGCAGCAGCGCACCGTCGGTTGGCGTGACGGCGGCGGACAGGTTGACCATATTCGTGAAGGTCGCCTGCGCGATATCCACGGCGGTGGTTTCCAGGTCGACCAGAATGGACGCGCCGGTTTCCAATTCGATGGCCTGGAAAATTCGCGGACGGCCGGTGTCCATGTTCATGACGCCCGAGCGGTTTTGCGCCTGCACGGCGAACGTATGGTTGCCGGCCGATAGTCCGGTGACGGCGAACATCATCGAGCGGCCGCTACCGCCCTCGCCGCGATCCACAAACGACGACACCTCCGGGCCAACCCGGGAGCCGGCCTCGGTAAACCGAAACTCGGCGCAGCGGTCGCCGCCCGGGAAATTCGGGTTCAGCGCGAAGCTCAAAATGACGACGCTCGACGGGCCGACCACAGGAACGGTCGCGCTCATGCCTGTGATATCAGCCCACGAGCCTCCGACCGCGTGAGCGGAGGAGGTGGAGATGTCTATAAGCAGATTCGCCACGGCAGGCTCCGTGGCTAAAAGTCAGATTTGCGGGCTTCGCGGATCACCACGCGGGACAGCGTTTTCAAAAATGCATCTTTGTTGGCGGCCGTGAAGCTGTCCCAGTTGGGATAGTTGGTCTCCAGCGTATCGAGATCGGTTTGGTCCTGCTCCAGGCGGGCCTGATCGGCAGTGCGGTTGGTATGCAGATGGCTGCTCAACGCGGCATCGAGGGCGGCGGCTTCCAGGCCGCTCAATACCGAGGTGACGACAAACCGGATCTCCCCGGGCTGCGCCGTATCGGTGATGTTGTTCACCTTGTCGTGGAACACCACCACCGGGCCGGCGTTCGGCTCGGCGACGAAATTGCCGCGGCGGTGGAAGCCCGCCATGTCGAGCGACTGAAACGGGACGATGGACGCGAGCAATTCCTCGACTAGAAGATCGCGGTTGAAATCCTTAACGACGGTCCGGGTTTCGTCGACCATGCGCTCACCTCTGATTCAGTCGGGCGTTCGCGTTGGCGTCGGTCAGTATGCCGGCGACGTTCAGCGTCTTGCTGGTATCGCCGGCCCACCGCTTGCCCTGCCGTCCCGCCTCGCGCACCCAGGCGGCGATCTGCATCGCTGCCGGGGCCGCCCAACGGATAATCAATTCGCTGATCTGAAACACGACCAGCTCGCCTTCCGTGCGTACCTCCCACGGATGGCCATCATGGCTGCCGTGGCCGTCGTCGAGAATTACCTCGGACAGCTGCTCGGGATGGACGGGCTGGCGCTTCATGTCCGCGACCTCCTGCGTGGTGCAACCGGAGAGCCGGCCGGCAACACTCGCAGATAGGCGCAGGCGCTGCGCGATCAGGAAAGCCGAATGATATGAAAAGCGGGCGGCGTGCTTGCCCACCGTGATGACGACCACATCATTGTCGACCGATACAGCTACGTCCTCGCGTTGCAGCAGTTCGCTCACTCCGCTGCAGCTGCTGCCGGCGCTTTCTCGGCGCCCAGGGCCGCGCCCATCATCGCCTTGGCGTCCTTGGACCCGCGGCTGCCCTCAAGCGTCGCGCCGCGCATCGCATCGTGCGCGTCCTGCCACTCGGGATGGTCCTCGAGATCCGCCTCGACGCGGGTCGCGCGGTACGCAAGCTCGGCCTGCCGTCGCTTTTCCTCTTTCGCAAAGGCGGCGACCTGTGCTTCGTTACCGGCCTCGGACGCCCGGTCGGTCAGCGGCCCCAAACGCACGAGCCTGCTTTCCAGGCGGGCGACGCGTCGGACCTGTTTCAAAAATGTCGAGAGTTGCATTTTGATCTCCTAGTCTAAGCTGACGTCCAAATCGCCGGCAGCGAATTCAGGTGTGATGCCAACGCTCACGGCCAGGCTGGCTGCGAGTGCTCCCACCATATTCAGGAAGCCGACACCGGAAGCGGCAAAGCCGAGCCCGAAATGCGTCAGCGTATCGGATCCCGCCGTGGCCTGCGGATACGTGATCGCTGCATCGTTATCGGCTACGCCGGCTGCAACGGTCCAACCCGCCGTGGAGCGCGCAACCGCGACCCGGGCATAAGGTGTGTATGTGGCCTCGTTGGTGGTCTGGTCGCTCACCGATTCGGCGGGCAGCGCAGTCATGAGGCTGGTGTGGAAGCTGCCGGCGCCGACCGATGGTTGCAGGCCGCCGGCGTCGCCGACGTTCGGCGCTGCCACGTTTGTCATGATCAGATCGAGCAGATCATCTTCCCAAAAATCTTGTGCGGACATTTTCGGCTCCTAAGTTGATGGCATTGCTGGAGCCCTCACGGCTGCGTGCCGGGTGATTATTACAAATAAGACTGATGCGCGTCGAGGCGTCATGTGAGCGTGCCCGTCCCGATCAGAATCCGTCGGCCCTTCGGGCCCCAAAAATAAACCTGCAGCGTGCCGGTGACAATCGCTGCGCCCCTGGTAATCGTCAGCGAGCGGGCCTCGCCGAATACGGCACGGATGACTGTGAGATTTGCCATGTCCTCTGCATTGCGCGCCTGCGCTACTCCGTCGTCGAAGAGGGTATCGCCTGCCGGGATGGCTGCCGAGGCGGCCAGCACTTCGACTGCTGGCTGAATATTGGCGGGAAGGGTGAGCGCGTTTGGAAACGCGGCAGATGATCCGGCGGATCCGAAATTATGCGGGGCGGCAACCAGCCCTGCGATCTCGAAATCTTTCTGATCCTGCTTTTTCCGGCGCCTCTCACGGGCATACCATTTACGTGCCGCGTCGGCACGAGGGCCCGTCGGAGTAGCCATAGCTCACTCCGCTGCCGCAGCGTCTGTGCCTGCGTCGCCCTCGCCCGCGGCCGGGGCCGAGCGGGTTGGCCGCTTCATGCCCCGTGCGCGCTGCGCGGAAAACGCAGCATCGATTGGCGCCTTGCCGGCGGCCTCCAACATCGCCTTCAGCCTGGCCGGGGCCATCGCGCGGTTGGCGCGCAGCTCTTTTTCGGATTTGATGTAGCCGCGCACCGCATCGACGTGGCGGTCGCTCTTGCCGAGGGACGGATAAATCTCGTTCAGCAATTCGACGCACCGCTCTTTGGCCGCGGCGATCACGCCCTCGGCCTCTGCGATATCCGCCTGCACCGCTGCCAGCTCTTCCTGCAGCTTCGCCTTCCGGTCGTCCTCGGCCTTGACCTCCTTGGAGGGTTTCGGCGCGTCGTCCTGCGCCTGCTTGATGGCCGCTTTGCGCCGGGCGTCATCCGCCTTGCGCTTGGCCTTTTGGGCGTCGCTGCGGGGCTTCCGGGCGGCCCGGGCTTTATCCACAGGCGGGTCTTCCGGCACATCCGCAGGTGCGGCGGCTGCCGGCGCTATTTCGGGCTGTTCGGGCGGGACATCGGATGTCTCGGCCACATCGGCGCTGTCCGGCATTGTCTCCGGGCCGGTAGGCTCCGGGGCCTTGTCGTTTTCGTCTGGCATAGGTCGGGCTCTCCTTTGGTTTGAGGGTAGCCGGGCATCACGCCCGGCCTCCGACACGGGTGAACGCGAGGGCTAGAACTCTGTCGTTACGAGGCGCGCGGCCTTGATCTGCTTGCGCTCCGGGAACGTCCGTGCCCAGTTGGCGACGCCGTTGCCGATCTCGGCATTGGTCGGGCCGCCGTCCGGGTTGCCAACCGCGCCGCTCAGGAAGCGGTGGCCCACCGGGTGCATCGTCCATTCGATGCGTGAGAATAGGCTCTCGGAGCCTCCGCCGTTGCCCTCTGCCGGCTCTCGGTCGACTTCCGCCGGGACCTTGGGATTGCCAACGCCCCACCGTGAAGCGGAGGCGCCGAAAATCCAGGTGTCGAACGTGCCGGCTGCGTTGGGCATCGAGTCGTCCACGATCACACGCCGGCCAAGGAAGGTCGGTATATCGGCCGCGGCCGCGTTCGTGCTATCGGGAATGAAATCGATCAGGTTGTTTTTCTGCGCCTTCGAAAAGACGATGCTGTGCATCATCACGGCGACGAAATCGCCCTGCGAATCACCGGCCGTGGTGATGGCGTCGATAAACGCCTCGGCCGAGAAATCCGTGACGCCGGCGGTGAAGGCACCGCTGATATCAACCGTCAGATCGTCCTGCGCCGCGTTGTTGGTGATGCCGGCGCGCGGGTCGTCGTTCGGCGCGACCTGTGCATTGTCGGCAAAGATGCCTGTCCAGGTAGCGACGAAAACAGCCTGCAAGCGCCTGCGCCAATACGATGCGACGCGGTTGGCGATGGCGTTGCTCGGGTCGTCGCCGGCCAGGGCCGCAACCAGATCCATCGTCTTCCAGCTCTGGTTACGCGACAGGCGCGTGGCCAGCTCTTGGTTAGTCTGGATCTTTTCGGGTACGGCAATGGTGGCCGGGTTATCTGACGAGACCCGGTCCGCGAGGATATTCGAATCGTCGTCAATGTCGCGCCATGAGGGTGCGTTGAAAGTTGTGCCGCCGCCAGCCAGGAAGCCGTCCAAAGCAGGATCCCGGACTACGACGCCGGAGTCGATCAGCGCGGTTTTCTGCTCGGTGAGGGTCTGGACGTAAGGGGCGAAGATTTCGGGGACTACAACGTCCGCGATGCGTACTTCGGCCATGAGGTGTCTCCTCTATTTTGAAAGAGCCAAGCCCTCACGGCCAAGCGGTTGATTGCCTGCGCGATATTACCTGACCGGAGCCACCGCGCCTAGTGTTACGCCAGCCGCCTTCATCATCTCCTCGGCGCTGGCCTTGTCTGCCTGATACAAACGGCCCTGCTCGGTCATGTTCCAGCCGGCTTTGGACCACGGGTTTTCCTTGCCCACGCCCGTCTTACCGCCGCCGCCGGCACCGGCATCAGCGCCGGCACCGACAGATTTCGGCCAGAACATTCGATACTGCTCATCACGAGATATCGAAGCGAAATAATCCTCTGGTTTCTGGTTCGGGCTCACCCCGTTGCCAGCCTCCAGCTTCGTGACGACCGAGCCGTCTTGCGCTACCTCAAAGTCGGGCGCTACCAGGGTGACGAGATTGCCGACGCCCGGGCCCGCGGCGCCGCTCTTGTTGGCGGCCTCCGTCAGGCTGTTTCGGATTGTTGTATCCCGGGATCGACCAAGCGCTGAGTCGCGCTCTTTTTCGAGTTTCTGGTTGGCCTCGGTAAGGCTGGCGACGTTCCGCTCAAGATCGTGGAGGCGTGCGGACACCTCGGGATCTCGTTCGTCGTCTCCCTTACCATTCGATTTGCCCTTCAGCGTCCCTCCAGGCGGATCGAATTTCTTGAGGGCAGAGTTCACTACCTCCACGACATCATCACGAGTCAGGCCGGCAGCTGTCTTTTTCGCAAAGTCAGCGCCGGCATCGGCGAACCGTTTCTTAAGGGCGTCGGCGTATTTATCGAAATCGTCCTGCGTCTTCATCCCCGATACTTGGAGGACAAATTTGCCGTCGATCTCCTGATAGTGGTCCCCGAGGCCGTCGGGTATTTTCGCCTTGTCCGTATAAACGGCTTCAAGTGTCATCTGCAGGCTCCCCTCACGTAGAGCTTAGAACACGCGAATAGTACTGCGCCGGAATTCGCGGTGCAAAGTTTTTCAGAGTTCGGGTACGGCGGCGTCGGGGAGTCGCGGGGCAGGGATATTGGACCGCTGAAAGCGCGCCGGATCCTGATCGTACAATTGGCGGAGCGTAAACTGGTCGCCCGAGTTATCCACAAACCCTTTGAGATCCAGCTCTCCACGCCTGAATAGCTTGCCGCGGGTCGGGCCCAGGACCTCGTCCTGAAATGACGCCGGGCGTCCCTTGAGCCACTGCTGGTAGGTCGTATCCGCCGGCACCCGGCCGACCATCTTTGCGACCGCCCGGCGGCGTTCCGGTCCACGTAACCCGCGAAGCCGGCGCTCGGTTGCCTCGACCGCCGGGCGCGACCCGAGCTTGCGCCCGTCAATTATCGGCACCCGGATGGAGCGGCAATTCATGTGCAGCGGCGGGATCGGGCCGTCGCCTACCGGGAACACGTCCCCGTCCAGGCTGCTGCAGATCGGCGTCGTGCGGCTGTCCAGGGTCGCCACGTATTGCTCGCGCGGTATCACACGTCGGTTTCTACGGTAAAGCTCCTGCCGAGTGGCGTTTGAGATAGCGCTCGTGGCCGTTTGGGATAGCGTTTGGGCGCCACGGCGGGTAATTTGCCGCGTCCCGTCGGTGCCGCCCAGGGCCTGCGTTCCGAAAATACGCCGGGAAATCTGCGTCGGCGTCTCGCCAAATACGAGGCCCTGCCGGATCTGATCCATCATGCGCCGGCGGTCGTTGAGCTGAAATGTGCCAAGCCAATCGCGGAGGATCCGGTTATTGAACGGCCGCCCGAAAACGATGCCGCGTAGCTCACGACCGGTCGGCAGCACCGGGGCATATTTGACGGGCAGGTTATCCACGATGACGCCGGCCATGAATACGTTTTCGCCGAAGGCCAGCCCCACCAGTTCGGTACGCACCAGCGAATTTATCGCTTCCCAGGTAGGCAGCTGAATAGCCCGGATGAGCCGGGCGAGCCTTACCATGCGCTGCGTCTGCGACGGCCCGGGATCCCATCCCTGCGCGGCGACCCGGTCCAGGCGGGCCTTCAGTTTGCGGGTCAGCTCGGGCTCGATGCTGTTCAGCAGCCGCACGATACGTTTCGACAGGCCCTAGCCGAAACGCAGCAGCTGGACCTGATGCGCCAGCAGGATATCGCGGATGTCGTCATTGGACGGCGGCATCGGCTACTCCTCCTCGTCCGCGTCCCCGTCCTCCTCCTCCTCCTCGCCGGCTGCCATACCTGCCATGCGCCGGGCGGCCCGCGGTCCGAATTCGCCGGCGGCTGCCCGGGCGGCCATTGCCGGATCGCTCATCAGGTCGGCGTCGCTCATGCCGGCCAGCTCGTCGTCGGTCCCGGACAGGATCTCGTTGTCGTTTTCCTCTTCGATGGCCTCCAGCTCCTCCTCGAAAGTCATCTCGGTGAAATCCTTCGCCCGCAGATAGTTGTGCACAGACTTCCACGACAGAGGCGTGCCGGCCTTTTTCGCCGTGGCGAAATCGATCAGGTCCTTGACGTTTTGCTGCTCCTCGACGAAATCCAGGTTGGGCTCCACCTTCACGTCGTCCGGGTTTGCGCCAACCCACTCGGCCGCCTGCCGCAGAGCTGTTTCCAGGCCCTGCGCTGCCGTCATGGCAATCGTCTGCAGGGTAGCCGTCCGGGCGGCGACGCGGATCCGCAATGTCTCCGCCGCCTCCGCACCGGCACCGGACGACAGCAGTTTTATTCCCTCCTCGCCGGCACGGCGGTAATCGTCCTCCAGAGAGGTGCGCTGCTCCGAGAGCGCATTCGAATCCGGCCCGATAAATTTCGCGTCGGCGTTTTCGTCGGGCAGGTTCAGGTACGCGCCCGAGCCGATGATCGGCGTTTCGTCGTTGCCGGGATTCTCCGAATCGCCCGCGGATATGTCGTAGCCCAGGATGACCAGCGTGTCCTGCCCGGACATGAATAGCGCCGAGCGGTGGTCGGCCTCGCCCCGGTAGATCGCCATCGAGAGATTCGCCAGATTGATGAGCGGCGCCTCACCAGGCTGCGTCCCGGTATCGGTGGTGTTGATAAACGTGAACGGGATCTCCTCCAGCGTGGTGCCGCGGATGGCCGGCACGATCTCGTCCTGAAAGGAGCCGTCGCGTTCTACCTGCGACGTGTAGACCTCGCCGTCGCCGGTGCCAAGCGATAGCACCCGGAAGCGCGGCACCAAGTTCCACGTGAAACGGTCGCCCGTTTCGCGTTCGTAACGCGTCTCGTCGAGGACCACCAGCAGCAGCCGGCGGATAGCCTCGGAGCGTTTGGTATCGTCGACCTGCTTGACCGACATCGTTTCCGTAATGTCGTCCCAGTTGATTAGTTGCGGGGCCGGGTACGGCACGATCAGCGGCAGATCGCGATTCGGGTCGACGTCCAGGAGAAGCCCGAGCCGGCCGTAGAGCAGCTGGTTCATATGGATCTGCACCAGCAGGCTATCCAGCGACTCGCCCTTCGGCGTGGCGATGTCCCGCATATCCTCCAGCGCGTCGGGCAGCTCAATGTTGGCGGCCTCCCGGTCGAGGATGCCGGTAAGCGCCCGCACCGTCTCTTTGATCAGGTCGGGAAAAAAGGCCCGAATCAAATATGCGTTGTATAGCGCCAGGCCCTCGTCGGAGAGCTTTTCCTTGGTGGCGGAGAGCGCGCGCATCCCGCTCGTTGCCGGCAGGTACTGCGTGCTTTTTGTTTTGATATGCCGCTGGCCCTCGTTGGCGTCGAACATCACGACCCAATCGGGACGCCGGGCAAGGTAGTCCGGGTGCGGGTCGGCAATGCTGGATCCGCCGCCGCCCTCCTTACGTGGCGTGGTGGTGATGCCCGGTTGCAACGGGGCTGTGGTGTTGGTCAGTACGGATCCCATTAGTGCGCTCCCTTGATAGCTCCTGAAGTCGGTCGGCGTGGTTGCCGCACGGCTCGATGATAAGCCCGCGAGAGAGCATCTACCTGATCAGCGAAGGCGCCGCCGGGAAAAGCACACAGCTCATCCAGAAACGGGCTATTCCAGGCCCCGCGGACAATCACGATGTTGCCGGCCTCCCACTGCGCTGCCGGCGCATCTGCACGGACTGCTTTGTCGCCGCTTTCCGGCGAGTAGTAGCACCGATGCCTCGGAAAGTCTGCAGCGATATCTTCGGCCTGCGCCTTTCCGGCTTGCCCGGGGTCCTGCGGGAAGTCGATTGTAACGAGCCTCCCGTCCTGATCGCCGAGATTTCTCATTGTTGTGCGGACCTTATTCGGCGAGCCGCGGAAACGAACCACGTCCTCGATGTAGATTTTGCGCTTTACGTATCGCAGGCGCAAACCGACCGTCCACGCAGCGTTTTTTGCGTTGGGCGATGCGGCATCCGTCGCCGCCAGATCCCATCCCCGTACCCGGGCGCCGCCCTTGGGGACCTCCCCAGGCTCGCAAAATTGCGCGTACTCCCGCAGGAACATCGAGCCCTCGCGCGGGTGCGGTCGCTGCTGCAGTTGCCCGGCGGTGGCATACGACCCGATCTCTATCTCTACGCCGCGCAGGCGGGGCTCGTCGAACAACCCAGGCCAAAGCAGCTCCCCAGGTGTGTCCCGGAAATCGCCCGGCATGGCGCGGCCGCTACGTTTTAACGTAATTGGGACGCTCACAAACGGGTGCTTTTTCTCGTACCGGGCCGGGAGGCATAGGTGCACCAGGTCTGCCTCGTCCGAAATCATATGGCCGGCGTAGTCCCGCTCGTGCAGCCGCTGCATCATCACGCAGACGCCGCCCGTCGGTGAGCGTACCCGGGTCGGCAGGGCCATACGGATGCGGTCGACGGTACTGTCCCGGACGTCGTCCGATTCGGCCTGCTCCACGTTATGCGGGTCGTCGAGGATCACGTAGTCGCCGCCCTCGCCCATGATGCCGGCAATCGATGTCGAGAAACGGTAGCCGCCGGCGTCGTTGGCGAAGCGGGTTTTCTGGTCCTGATCCTTGCGGATCTGCAGTTTGGTTTCGCGGAGGGAGCCGACGATATTGCCCCACCGCTCCTGATACCAGGGTGAGCGGATCAGCTGCCGGGTCTTGTCCGCGTCGCGCAGCGCCAGATCGGCGCGGTAGGAGGTGGCCATGAAGCGCTTGCCGACCCGCTCTTTTTTTGTCCAGCACCACGCGTTCAGCAGTACCGAAACGGACAGCGATTTCATATGCCCAGGCGGGATGTTGAGCAGCAGCCGCGGGATCTCGCCGGCGATAAATGCCTCGAGATATTCATCCATGAGTTCGATATGCCGGCCGTCGACGAACGGCGCCGGGTCGAGCCAGCGCCATGCCTCCGTCGTGAACAGGTGCAGGCTATCCTCGCACCGCCCGGCCAGCTCCCTTTCGAGATCCGTCAGGTTTTCGAGTTTATGTGCCGCCTGCGCCGGCATGGAGTTTTCGCTGGAGGTGGGTCAGCGTCTGCAGCTCGTCGTCGTCCAGCGCGGAATAGTCCGGGGCGCCGGCTACCGGCGTCATGCTCCGGTCGGGGCTGGATACCTCGACGGCCCGGGTCGGCTTGTAAAGCGGGTGCCGGCTCTTCAGCGTCAGCTCCAGGAGGCGGTCCGATTTCTTGGTCACGGCATGGAATAGCGTCTCCTTGGTGCCGTCCTTGTGGACGTGGACATAGGGCGCCTCCTCCTCGATGCCGATCACCGCGCGCCGAATACTCTCGCTCTCGCATTGATCCATAAACGCCTGCTCGGCCTCGTCCCAGGCGTCGCCGAATTCAGGATCCCGGTCCCGGACGTCATACCACGTGCGCCGGGCGCACTCCCCGGCAACCGCTGCCTTGGTGACCGATCCCGTCGCCTTCAGGCTGTCCAGAAACAGGCCCCGGCGGCGCTTGGTCGCTGCCTTACGACGCGCCATCGCTCTTGCCCGGCAGGGCCAGCGTATCGACGAACAGCGTGCGATAGCGGTCCACGATCATCTGGCAGAATTTCGGGTCCAGCTCAATGCACCGGGCTTGCCGCCCGGTCAGCTCGCAGGCCACCAGCGTGGTCCCGGTGCCGGCGAACGGGTCGTATATCAGCTGCCCAGGGTTGGAATTATTGAGGATCGGGCGGCGCATACACTCCACGGGTTTCTGGTTCGGATGCCCGGCTTCCAGGCGCTGCAGGATGTCGATATTCCAGACGGTCGACTGCTTGCGGCCGCCCATGAATTTGCCGGTGGCGCCCTTCCGCACGGCATAGAAGCAGGGCTCGTGCTGCCAATGGTAATCGCCCCGGCTCATGGCGAATCTATTCTTGGCCCATATGATTTGCGAGCGCACCCGGAAGCCGGCCGAGTGCAGCCCTCGGGCCACCGTGTCGCCGTTCAAACCGCCGTGCCATAC